TCTTTGGTCTTGAGCTCCTTGACCTGGCCCTTGAGGATCAGGGTCGGGTCCGGCAGCAGGGCGCTGGTCTTGCGGTGAGCGCTGAAGCTCAGTCCAGTGCCTTGGCCGATGGTGCCCATCACCATGTCCGAGATTTCGCCTTCCGAGAACCCATCCGAGTCCTTGAGGATGTCGCTCACGAACGCCCACGAGCGCGGGGTCGGGAAAGCGTGGTCCGGGCTCTTGGCGTCGAAGCGGAACAGGTCCGACTTCTTGGCGGTCAGGTAACCCACGACGTCAGCCACGATGCCGTTGTTGGTAGCCCATTCGACCCAGTCATCGAAGTTGACTTTGACTTCGAAGTGGATGAAACGGTTGCTCAGCGGCTTGGGCATACGGTAGGTCACGCCCTTGTCGGTCTCACGGTTACCAGCGGCAACCACGGCAACGTTGTCGGGCAGACGGTATTCACCAACACGACGGTTGAGGATCAGCTGGTAGGCAGCAGCCTGCACAGCCGGCGCAGCACCGTTCATTTCGTCCAGGAACAGGATGACCAGGTCCAGCTTGGCATCTTCCGGCTTGGGCAGAAGTGCCGGAGGCGCCCACCGCATGGTGCCGGTGTTGCTGTCGAAGTAGGGGATACCCATGATGTCGGTGGGTTCGCACATGCTCAGACGCATGTCATACAGCTTGGCAGTCTTGCCGCTGGCGATGGCGTCATCCACAATGGATGCCACGACATCGGATTTACCCACACCCGGAGGGCCCCAGATGAACACTGGACGCTTGCGCTTGACGCTGGCGTGGTTGATGTAACGCTTTGCCTCGCTGAGGCGGATGGTAAGCTGTTCGTTCTGCGTAGCCATGGTGTATCTCCTGGTCCTTGGCGTTTCGTTTATGTATTCAACTTAATGCATCACGCACCAGTTGTCAACAGTTTTCAGGCAGTCTTCTTCAAGTTTTTTGCCGCAGCTTTGGCGCTGAGGCTGACGACAACGGTGTCCATCAGGTCATCGTAGGTGGGGAGCGGTTGAAACTCCAGCTGGCCTTTCTGTGCCATCCGAAGGATTAGGTAGGCCGGATTCCGCGGATACCATGCCATGAACTCAGCAGCAAAGGCCTCGTTGTTGATCTTGAGGTAACCCTTTTCCGCATACTTCATCAACGCATAGCCGGCGGTGCCGTTCATGACGTCGGCTGCATAGTCTGCAAGGGCAGCCTTCACGGCGATTTCGGCAGCTTTGGGGTCAAACATTAGCCTACAACTCCATCAATGAGGTGAACAAGATCTTCAGCAAACACGCCTTCGAGGCGTTCAGTGTATTTGACCTCCACGCCGCGCACTTTGAAGAAGTCGATGTTGTAAAGGTCAGCACCAGCATCGTATTTGATGTGGACATAGCCCTTCCATTTGACCATTCCAGTCGTCTTGAACTTGAGCCCGTCGCCCATATCCATCAGCTGGGTAGCACCCCAGGCCGGCATCGCCATGCGATCCAGTGCTGCAATCTGCGACAGGATAATTTTGGCGGTGGTCATGTGCTGCTCTCCGTTGCTTACAGTTCAATATAAGCGAAGTGTCTTGGTCTGTCAAGCGAAAGCCGCCCAAAACGGACGGCTTTCTTTCTTGCGATTACAATGAGTTAGTGCAATTCACAGTAAATCTGGACAAGTTCGTGATCGTCCATCGTGACTGCATGGGAGCCGGCAAACCCTTTATACCAGTCCTTAGCTTTGCGAAGGACTTCTGGATCAATACGCTCTTTGCTGGGGATCAACCCACGGGCAAAGTTGTCGAAAGTGTTTTCGTTCGCGTTCATCTCGGTCTCCTTCAGGCCATGCTTGATTGCATGTGATGATATTTATAGCCAATATACACACGTGGTCACTGGTGGTCAAGGAAAATTTTCCAACCAAAGCGCCACACTTCCTGCAAGCTTGCAGAGAACTATGTGCTCATGGCTGAACAGAACGATCTTGGTTCCACTGATGAAGAAGGGGGCGTTCATATGCTTGCTGAGCGTGAGGATCTCGCCCACATAGAATTCACGGTCGTGCTTGAATTCCTCGCAGTCAAAGAACACCTTGAGCAGCTTGTATCCGCTGCTACGTAGCCTTAGGCTGTCGGCTTGGTAGAAGTAGTCACCCACTTCGTAGTCACGGTCGCCAAAGACCTGTCGGACGATGGGATCGTCGCTGGACTTAACCTCTTTTTTGATCCAAGAGGTGATTTCCGACGTCAGTGTCCTCTTGGATTTGCTCTCCGCTGACAAGTTTAACCACCGTAAAATCTTTGGTATTGAACTTCTTGTTCAATCTTTCAGCTAAGTTGAACGCATGGCCGCTGTTCGAGAAGCTGGTCTTTTTATACTTAGCCCCGGGACTGTCGACCAAGCTGTTATAGCTCTTGAGGTTGACTGGCTGATTTTTGTAGAACACTGCATAAATGGCCTCGGCATCAAGAACCTGTTCGCTACGGAAGTTTCTGTCAGTGTGCTCCAGTAGCACTGTGGGTTTTGGTCGAGCCATCTATGATCTCCATTAACATTAGCTTTAACTATTTAGCTAGAATGGAGATTTTTAAGACCAGGGTGACTAGACGCCTTCCTCAGGATTATTATGAGTGTCCATCGCCAAGTTCATGTTGTAGATGTCAACATTCATCCGTTGCAAGTGAATGTCACCCTCATTGACCCACACGAGAATGGTGTCACCGTTCTTGATTATTGCTTGTCCTGCGGATGAGGCTCGTAGGGCATCACGCATCTCGTCTATGGTGCTGCCCTGGGCTTGGATGTATTCAATCCTGACGAGTGGCATAGGTTTAGTCAAAGGGTTTCCAATCTACTTGTTTGCGGGTGATAGGGTCAACCTGGCAATTGCAACGCCCACATTTGTGACGGTATAATGCATCAATCGTGGTCTCAAATACTGAATGAATTGCGACAGCTTCAGGCTGATGGCCAAATATCCAACATGCGATGTGCTTCATTGCTCTTGTGCTCGTTCTTTTCGTCGGATGGCAATCTGCGCATCTGCAAGATTCTTGAATGGTCCCACGAACTCATACTTGCGCAAGGTGGACACCTTGGGGCAGAATGCATCCATCCAGCCGCCATTGGTAAAATTGATGCCATAATATCCAGCAGCAAAGTGGACCTTGCTGTCCACGGTTTTAGTAAACGTGGGCAGGTTGTCGCGCTCTAGCAGCTTGAAGGTTTCAATCTCTGGAACAGGATAACCAAACACATGGTTCTGTTGCATGTTGTCGATGGTTTCACGCTGAGTGAACTCAAACTGTTCTTGAATGCCATCGCTGTCGTGAGCAATCTTGGATCCGTCACTGAGATACTGAATCATCCAGCCAGGGTTGGCTGGATCAGTTCGCATAGTGCCGGTCTTGTTGCCACGGCTGTCATAGGTGATCCACAATTTGTCTGGTATCACCACTACTGCGCGATCTTTATGTGCCATTTACTCTTTCAGCGTAGCTGGCTCCAAGATAGCGAGCGTGGTCATTCACTTGCTCACCCAGACGAATTAGGTTGTTACGCCCACAGAAGCGCATGAAGTGCATGCCAACCTGTCCTTTGTGCTCCGCTTGCACCGCCTGTAGAATGGTTGCGTCCAGTATCTCTTTGATGTCATCTGGTTGTGCAGTAAGGTCGATCAGGGTGCGGTTGCGCTGATAGTCGTCACGCACACGATGTTCAACACCGTTGTGATCGACCCACTTCTGCAACATGAAGTTGTTCCAGTCGAAGCCCATGCCCTTGCGGTCCGCAAACGCTTCCTTCATGCCCACCTTGTTCTTGCTGCCCACAGTGCGGGCACCAGGAAAGGCACTGAACACGTTGTCGCTGGTGTCGCCCCGGATACACTTTTCAAACAGCAACCACTCAGGGTCGCCAATCATCTTGGGTTCACCGCTCTTCTTGTCCACCACAGCCTTGCCCTTGGCGTTGAAAATGCCGTCAATAGTGATGTGCTCGTTGGCGATGCCGTTATATTGCGACACATTCTTGGCCAGCAGCTGATAGAAGTCGCTGTCGCTACTGATGATCACATGGTTGTCGTCAGGATGGGTCTGGATCCAACGTGCGATAAAGTCGTCAGCCTCGCAGCGTTGTGCCTGCAACACAGTGACGTTGGTATGCTCGTGCAGGAAGGCCATGAACTGATCGAACGCCTGGAAGAACGCAACGTCCTCCTCCTGCTCGTCAGTGCTCATAGCGTCGCGGGCAACCTTGCGGTTGGCCTTGTAGGGGGTATAGAAGTCTTTGCGCCAGCTTCGTCCTTCAAAGGCGAACACGACATGGCTTCCACCAAAATCGCGCCAGGCCTTGTTGATGCTGGAGAAGATGATATGCATCGCCATACCAATCTTGGTCTCGATGTCGCTGCCACGCACCACGTGTCGTGCACGGAAGAACATGTTGGCAGCGTCGACTAGAATGTAAGTCATGTGAATTCCTTGATTATCTTGAGCATGATAGCATGGCCCAGGCAATGTGTCAACCGAAAGCCAGCTTGAACATCAAGAGATGCTCATTGTTGTTACTTTCTTCTACATGCCAGTGTGCACCACCAACTTTATTGATACTGATGTTAATGTAATGCTCTTCGAAAAGCCATTGGATGAAATCCGACGGCTTACATGCTATTAATGGATGAGCCTTAACATAATACGCGCCTGCGTTTATGACTGCATCTTGAAAAGATTTAGACAGTTCATCCATAGCCATATCCATATCAACCGAAAGCCAGCTTGAACATGGTTGCATCTTCCTCAGTTTGAAATGCAAACTCATAGTTTGCTCGGCCACCAACCCATTTGAACGGTATGTTTTGTCCCTTCAACCAGTCTGAGGCTTGATTGCGACGTGCAATAACCCTGGGGCCTTGGGCAAAGCGTGGATGAAACTGCACAAAGTAGGGGAATCCGGCGTCCACTATGTAGGATATCAAATCCTTTTCACCCCAATCTGCTCCACCATTGGTGGGCATGGGCATAGGCGATAGTGGGGGATAAACTCGTGCAACCTTAGCCATAGGTCAACTTGAACATCACGAGCTGTTCCTCGCTCTTGACTTCTGCAATGCGCCAGAAGGATTGCTCACTAGTAGGGCCACCCGGTGGCCGCTGTGAAAGGATTCGCTTTTCGCCGATGGTGATGCCCCAGTAACTGCGCATCCAAGCAGCAAAGAATTCTGAATCGTAGTCACATGCATATGCATTGCGCTCGATCATTTTCTGGTATTTTGCTTTGACCTCACGCTCAGCGTTAGCGATGGCGCCAGCTAATGATTGCTCAAGTTCGGTCATCTCGAATGGCATCCAACATCTCATTGGCAAGAGTATAGTCAAGATCACTGTATACGAGATCTTCCAGCTTGTCAAGCTCATCCATGCGGTCAAGTGTGCGTAACATGTTAGAGTCCATTGGGCGGGCGAACCGTTTAGATTGGCGGGACATCGTAGACACCGCGGCAGATATCGTTGAACCACATGTCAATCACGTCTTCGTCAGTGCGGCCACTATAACCAGCTTCAGTTAGCTGCTCAACAAACGCCTTGTTCCAGTCCAGTTCAAAGAATCCGGTGCTGGGGTTCTTGGGATCGGCAAAGCCAGTGTCGATTACAGCGACCCAGGGCTCGCCCTTTTCGGTGGCGATTTCCTTGGGTGTCTTGGCTTTGGCTTCAAGCTCTTTTTGCAGTGCTTCGTTCTGTGCAGCTAATTCAACTCTTTTGAGTTCGGCTAGCTCGCGTTCAGCCTTCTCCAGGGCAAGTGCATCTGCCATGGCTGCTTTTTCGCTTTCCAGGGTGTTCAAACGTGTTTCCAACACGTCGATCCCCAATAGTTTCTTAAACATTCCAACCTACCTGTTCCCAGGGAACGTCCTTGTCCCCGAAATGTCCATAGACGCAATTTTTGCTATATTCGGTGAAGTTGAACATATCAAAGCGGTCAATGATGCCGCGAGGTGTCAGGTCAATCTTTTCACGAATGAATCGCTCAATGGAACGGTTGTGTCCATCGCTGTCCACGTAGATACTTATCGGCTGCTTGACGCCGATGGCATAGCTGAGCTGAACCTGGCACCAGTCTGCCATGTCATCAGCCACGACGTTCTTGGCCAGCCAACGTGCTGCATATGCTGCACTGCGGTCTACTTTGGTAGGATCCTTGCCGCTGAATGCGCCACCACCATGAGGAGCCCAGCCGCCATAAGTGTCCACGATGATCTTGCGACCAGTAACACCAGCATCACCATCTGGACCACCGATCACAAAGTTGCCAGTGGGATTGATGTGCCATACGGTTTGGTCGTCGATCAGGTTTCCGAAACTTTCGTAGGCAGTGCGCCGTATGATGCGTTCAACTTGATCTTGTGCATCAGCTTCGTGCTGGTGGGAACATACGATAGCCGCGATCCGCCCGGGAGCGTTGTTGGCGTATTCGACGGAGATCTGGCTTTTTGCGTCTGGACGTAGATAGGTGTGTCCCAGCTCTCCCCGGTAAACGTCCAACCGTCGGAGAAGTTGGTGGGCAAGGTAGATGGGTGTGGGCATAAAGTCCGCGTTTTCACGGCAAGCGTAGCCAAACATGATTCCCTGGTCGCCCGCTCCAAAATCATCCGTCCCGCGCGCGATATCGACTGACTGCGAATGAATGAGGTTTGTAATGGATACAGCATTGTAATCGAATCCGCCGTGAAGGGGATATCCCACCTGCTCAATGGTGCGCCGTATGGTCTCATCCACGTCCTGGGCGGACAGATTGAAATTTTTGACCTCGCCCGCCACAGTGACTGAATTTGTTGTAACGAGCGTTTCGATCGCAACGCGGGTTGTGTTGTCTCCCCGACGCAACGCTTCATCCAGTAATGCGTCCGAAATTTGGTCTGCAACTTTGTCAGGATGCCCACGGCTTACACTTTCGCTTGTGAATACGTAATTGCTTTTCAATGTTGGCCTATAATCTTTTCGATCTCTAGTCGAATCTCTTGATTCACGACAGCTTGCAGTTCGTCGATCACTTCAAGTCCATGTTGCTCGCGGACGCTGTCAGCCAGTGCAGTGCTGAATCTAGCCCTCATTGTGTGCGGCTGTCCGTTGACTTCTGTAGTGAAGGCGTAAGTCTGGATCTGATCTTGTTCTGATTCCAGCGCGCGAACGACAGGATAATCAACGCCAGCCACGGTTACTGTGAAATGTGTTTGCATTTGGTTTTCCATATGTGTTGGCGTCAAGCTAGGCTTGCGTATAGATGTATCTGCAGGTTGAGGATAAAGCCATGCTTTACACAGAACTGAGCAGCATACTCATGATTGACTTGGTTCTCCTGCATGTTGAGCAGGTCGGGTTCCCAGAAGCTGACCACTTCGTCGATTGTGCTACGCTCTGCAAGGGTCGTGCTGTTTGAGTTCAAACGTAACTTCTTGCTTTCCAGCGGCACTGAATTGTAAACGTTCATCGGGCTGATAAAGATGGGCTTGCCAGTCAGAGCCGCCCACTCATGCGCCCAGTCTGGCACATCGCTGTATGGACTGTCAGGATTGGCTTCCATAACAAACTTCAAGCAGTCCGCCCGCTCCAGGATCTCTGGGCGCGGCTTGAGGTAACGCACTGCTACCTTGTTCTTCTCCAAGCACTTGGGCGAACACACCAGCGTGGTGCTGTCAGGAATGGCAGTGTTCTGTGTGCCGTTACTTTCAATCTGTGTCTTGGCAAAGATGGTGGTCATGTGCTCAAGGAATGGGCCAATGTTGTCTTGCAGCATGGGTTCGCCGCCAGTCATGACCAGCACCATGCGCTTGCGCTTGTAAAATCCCTTTGCGTTTTCGGCAAATTCTGGACTCGTAGACATATCATCATGACGGGTCCAGTCTGGACGTTCCATGCCATGATCTGCGTAGAATTTGTCAATCGTCTCTTCAATGCGCTGCTCGATCTGTTCGAATGTCAGCCAATCACCATCGTCAAAGAAGGTATCGCAGAACTGACAGTCCAGATTGCACTTGGCAAGACGGATGAAGAACGCTGGCTCGCCACGATAGGGACCTTCACCCTGCAACGTCATGAACATTGACGTAACCATCATTTGATCAAGGGCGGCGTCCTTGAAGTATTTCTTGCCGACGATTTCGTTTGTTCCAAACATTACGCTATAATTCCTTGTAGTTTGGCCATTACAATGCCGTCATCAATGAATGTGACTAGCACTACTGGTCCTTTGATAGCAATTTCACACTTCGCTGTGGCATCGCTGCATTTGAACGACCTTGTTGAGAAGCCGTGTTGGTCCACAAACCAACGGCAAGCTGCCTCATGCAGCTCACCATAATCAATTTCAGGATACTTTTCCAAATCAGCAGGGTCAGGAAATACGAATACCGC